AGAATATGGACATCCTTCAAGGCACCCTCCGTGGAATTGAACCTATCGAGCGTTCGATTCTTGAGAGTAATCTCGAGGATGAGCGTAAGTCAGGTTCGCCACCTTTGGAGGAGGACAATCGTCCTTTGATGGGGACTATTGCCCTGATTCCGGAACCTGGGATGAAACTCAGGTTTGCAGCGAACCCGTATAGGGTGTATCAAATGGCGTTAAAGCCACTTGGTGCAGCTCTATATGATGCTTTGAAACGTGTGCCGAACGATGGAACGTTCGACCAACAAGCCGGCGTCGAAGCAATTCAACAATGGCTTCAGGATGGCTTACCATCTATAAGCATGGATTTGTCGAATGCTAGCGATAACATTCCTCTAGATCTACAGCTTGAATTATTAAGCCGTCTTGGTGTAAGCACGCGTTGGATCCAATTCTACCGCGACTGTTGTCGCGGGGATTGGTACCTCAACTTGGATCGTGGTCGCGAGGAGAAATCCAAGCTTCCACAATGGGCCCGTCCTGTAGCCATTGGGCCACAGTCGGTCCCCCAATTTTTAAATTGGACAGTTGGGGCTCCACTAGGTCTGTATCCGGTGTTTGCCAGTTTTACACTCTGGCACCACTCGATGGTACAGTCATGCTTCCATGATCTAGGGAAACCGAAGGTTCGTGGGCGCTGGCCGTACTTCATCATTGGTGATGACCTCTGGCTAGGCGATCATCAGGTTGCTAACCTGTATGTTGATCGTATGTTGAACCTCGGTGTGCCTGCATCAACCTCAAAAGGGTTGGTATCAGAGCACGTCGCCGACTTCGCAGGTCGGGTGATCACCCCTAACGAGGTGGTTCAGGGTTTCAAGTGGAAGGGTCGGTCTTCCGACGAATCATTCGTTGATTACGCTCGGAATATCGGTCCCGGGGCTTTATTGTTAATGAAGCCTCGCCAACGGAGGGTGATCAGCTACATCGCTGATTTACCAGAGCCTTACGGCCTTGGTTGGAACCCTCTGGGCATCCCACTCGAAGAGCGTCTGACCCCACAAATCGAAAGATTGTGGTCACGCGACGAGCGTGTGAGAACTTTCGAGCGAGGAGCTGTCTGGATCAATCGCATCCTATATGCCACTGGTTGGCTTCACAGTGCATCTTGGTTAGCAAATGACCTAGATGTTGCTCCCCTAGCCTCCGACCAGGAGGCTCTGATGTTGTCTTCCGAGGTGTTTCCCGGATGGGAATCTGGGCCCCACCTCTGGAGCAACGTGGCTGAGGTGCTCTCTAGCAGAGATGTCCTCTCGCCACAGGGACGTGATGCTTTCCGCCTTATGCTTCAGCGGGTCTCATCCCTAGAGAAAAGGGATGAAGTTCCAACGTTGGTACAGTTGGAGCGGAAGATCCGTCGAGCGTTAGCACGTGGTCGTTAAAC